CTGTACCCGTCCCTGCGTTCATCGTGGCTTCTATTCTTGATACAGAGAGCGACTGCCCGCCATTCTCAAAGGGTTGGCCTGACGTAGTTCTGACGATGTACTCGCCATACTCATCAAAGAAGTCATCTGATAACTGGCCTATTCGCCCGTCTTCAATGTCACCGACAAACACTTTGTTATAAGCCGTGACAATCGAAGCAACACGCCACTGCACATCTTCGCCACTAATCCTTGATGATCGTTCGTGCCACTCTAAGCGGCCTGATAATCTCGATGCTGTTTGGTCAAATACTAGGGTTCTAGCGCCAAACGTAACGCCCCAAAACTCAGCGCCATTCAAGGAATGAGCGAAGGCATAGCATTCATCTAATTGTTCGGGTGTTGCATTCTGTAAGAGGAAATCTAGAGGCGTGGTTGAAATCTTAGCTACATCTGAGCCTTGAAAGGCCCAAATAGACGCGCCTTCATTCTCACCGCCACCAATAAACGCAAACGTATTGCCAAAGCTTTTAACAGCGAATCTAGAGCGAACGCCTTTACTAATAACCGCGCCTTTAATGGGCGAGAATGCGAACTCTGTACCGCCTGTGTTTGTAAAGGGCTGAATAGTCTCAGTGCCTAAAGCGTACAGAATGCCTCTGTGTACGTGTAACGCGACTACTCTATCAGGGTCGGCCTCTGCAGCGGCAAAGTCTAAAGCGTTGTATGACAGGCCATCTCGTAGCTCTGAGTGGAATATTTTGGATGAGTTTGTTTTGTTAAAAACAAAGTAACCGTCAATATACACGACAGTTTCGCAAGGGCCATCAAAGTCTACATCTGTGATTGTTTGAAGCGTTGACCCGTCATAAATGTATGCATCGCCATTAGGAACAACAATACATAATTCAGAGCCGTTATCTGCCATCGAAACACGACCAGAACCAGTAATGGCGCCAATCTCTGAAACACTAAAGCTTTCAGTATTATCAGCCGCTACCGTTCTAACCAATTTATAGAGCTTGTTGCCGTTCACAAAGTAAGGCTCATCATTCATTACGTGAGCGCCACGATTAGGTTCTAAAGGCTGACCGCCTTCCGTTAGGCTTAGCCCTGCGGTGCCAAACAAACTTTCGCGTGAGAAGGTATCGACCTCTGACACATTCTTATACCAATTAACACAGCGTTGAGCTGAGAGAGGTAATGCGCGTGACTGATAAAAGCCGTTAGTGAATGGCAGATTCATTCAGTTGGCCCCGTATAAAAATTAGAGTAGTTGTAACCTAAAGACTCGTTGCCTGACCCATAAGGCAGGGTTGCAGGGAACTCAGTAACAGGGATAACGACCGCCGTTTTAAGCATCGCTTCGTATGCTCTACTAGCGTTGATGTATAAGCCTTGTGAAATAGGTCTGTCGTATTGTGGAGCCAATTTAATAGCGAGGTTTAAAACAATCGCATCTAACGCACCATCAACTACCGTAATATCATCATTAAGCGAATCAACTGGCGTATAAGAAAGATCCACGCCATCTAGTACCCAAGCCGCCATCATGCGATTTAATAGACGCATAGCGCCCTGACCTTCATCAGCCGTAATAGGCTGCTCAGCCGCTTGTACTAGAATCTCTTGTAACGCATCACGAATTACTGTGCTTGCTGTTTCTGCCATTTTGAGCCGCCTTACGTGGTTTTGGGTCTTGCGCCTTAATCACTTCTTTTACTTCTTTCCAACCTAAACTTTCAGCCGTTTCTTTATTGGCTTTCGTGTCGGCCACTTCGATCTCTGTGCCGCTTGGACGTTTGTACTTAATCATTGGGAAACCTTAAAAGAGAGAAGAAAAAAGGGGCCGAAGCCCCTTAGTCACTAGCTACCAAATCCATGACCCGCAAAGAACGGGTTAAGAGTTGCGTAAGCAGGACGGAAGTCGATACGAATCTTGTTCGAGTTCTCCAAGAAGCCCACACCCTTAGATACACGTAACTGCAAACCGTCACTGGTAGTTGCAAGCGTGTCTGTAGAGTACAGTTTCTCCATCGGTACAGAGCCGATAGCGAATGCATCTTTGTGGAAGAACAAGTTAGGCTGAATCAAAGTAGATGCTGCACCGCCAAGCGTTACAACGTCACCCGATACAGGCGCTGAATCGACCGTATTGTATTGGCCTGCTGCCTCATAGATTGCAGGGCCAGTTACAACAAGGCTTCCTGTGCCTGTACCGCTAAGAGTGACCGTTTCAACAACTGTGCCTGAAAACAGGATTTCGTTGCCGTTTGCGTCAATCACGGGGCGACGAGTAGAGAGGTTCAAGCGATTACGACCCGCAATCGTGATTTTCTCACCCGCAGCCACAACTAGGTTTGCTTGGAAGCCTGCAACAGTTAGCGTCTGCGTCATCGAGTCCTTAGCTGCAACATAAGTCACAGTAGGGTTAGCCGACAAAGTACCCGCTCGGTCTGCACCTGTGCCAGTGGTATAAGACGCTAGAGTGGTAGCAGTCTTAACTTTCATCCCTGCATAGCTGTTTGAGATGGTCGCTTGTTGGTTAGCTGTCATAGAGCCAGTTTCACCACCTAGACCACGCTGATCACCCGCTAGCGCAATTTGCGTAAAAGGGTTGACCGCATAGCACCAGTCACCTTGAGGAACGCCAGTAGCTTGAAGCGTAGCGCCTGCGTTCGCAACGTGCGCCCAAGTTGAAGCGGCTGTGCCTACAGTACCCGCAAGCAAGCCTGAGTTCTTCATCATGTAATCAGCAAAGTCTAGCTCTAGGTCAGTAACGATACGGCGAGCCATTGGCTTCATAAAATCGTCAATGTTACCCATTTTGAGTGCTTGATCTGCTTCGTTGAAATCAACAAATACAGTGATGTAATCTTGCACTGTACCTGTCGCTTTGCCTGTGATGATTGAAGACGCTGTTTCGCCTGACACATCACCTGTCGCAGTACGTGAGGTTTTGTAGTCAGTAGGACGCTTAAAGTCTGTGCTCTCGCCCGAATCAGGGTTGAATTTACCGTCCAAAAGTTGAGTATTAACATCTTTAGAAAGGTTACGTTCTGATTCAAAACCTTTAAGCAAAGATGCGCTTAGTTTTCGACTGAAATTGCTATCAAAATTGTTAGCCATGATTGTATTGCTCCAAAATTAAATTAACTAAAAGTTGCGCCCCGAAGGAGTGGTGATTCATCTTCAACCATACCGCGACCGCCTAAAGGCTCTAGTGGGTCAGGGGCTTTCGTGCCTTTGTTTGCGTTTAGCGCCTTAGCTCGTAACTGCTCAAGCTTGAGGGCCGCATGCATTGGAGGCAAAGTGACAAGTGATTCAAGCTCTGATTGATGGTCAACCAGATAATTCATAAGGTGCGGGCCGTTAGGATCTGCAAGAATGTAATCCCGCAAATCTTGGCTAGGCTGATAAGCAACAAATACTTGCTCTGCATCATAGAGTTTCTGAGCATCAAGCCCTGACTCTATGGCGCGTTGCGCGTACCCGTTAATCTTCTCCTGCTGTTTTGCTTGCTGTGCTGCTTGTTCGCTTGCTGTCTTTGTCTCATCAACGACTGACCTTGCCGCTCGCGCTGCTTCCTCTCTCGCCGCTTTCACGACATTGTTTTGCCACTCAGTTAATTGCTGTGAATAAGCATCAGGGTCTGAGTAAGACAAATCAGGATCAGGCGGGGAAAATGCAGCAGATTGCTCTACTGGCTTCACCTCTTGAGATTGAGCATTAAGCCTTTCCTCAAGCGCCTTAGCTTTGCGAATAGCCTCGTTTTTCTCCCAAGTCAGCTTGTTTACACGTTTCTGCTGTTCAGGGGTCAACTCGACAAAATCGTCGTTCTTGGGTGCAACTTCCTGCGACTCTGCAACATCTTGTGAATCTTCGACTTGCGTATCATCTACCGACTCAGTTACATCATCTTGGAGCATTTCTTCGTTCATTTTCTTGTACCTTTATGCATAAGCCCTAATGGGCGCTTGCCTTTTTACAGGCATAAAAAAAGGCCACCTAAGTGACCTCGTTAAAACTGTTTGTTTAAGGCGAATTCTCTACGATGGCTTCGCCTAAGCCTCGATAGGAAAGCAGCCGCTAGGCAGCTCTCTCGTTAATCTTCTTGACGGTTTTTTTGGCTATATCTTTTATGATGATAAGATCGTTAAGCCTTTGCTCTTCTGGAAATTGCGTGCGCCTGTCTGGATAATCTTTTAAAATATATTCGATGTATTTCAAAGATTCTAAAGCCAAGTCTAAAGGCTCTCTCACTTCTGGTCTGCTCATTTAATTAAATCCCCGCTATCTATGTGCTCAGGATTAAAGCTAGCATTTATAGACCTAATTTGCGATGGCTCAAAAACGACTATTTCTTTTAAATACTCGTCTAGTATTTCACCAGTGCTGCTATCCCTATCAATAGACCTACGAATTACAGCGTCATACCCTTTCTTTTTTAGGTTTTCTGTGAATTTTGGGTCTTGTCCTGCCTGCAAAGCTTGTGGCTCATCTGTAAACTCGTCAAGGTAATAGGGCTTTTTGTATTTAAGCCTGACAGGGTAACTTGTAGGCGCACCGCCTCTCACTTTTGCAGCAGATTCAGCGTAGTAATTTGATGTAAAAGGGTCGGGCGCAAAGTAATAGCCTTGTCCATAATGCCCATAATCGCGCTCACCAATACTTTTAAACTCCGAAAAATCTCTATCAGTACCGTGATAATAAACTTGGTCAGTATCAAACCCCATGTCTTTAGCTCGCTGCAAACGAGCCTCTGTAGACATATCAATGCCCCTAGCCTCTAACTCTTTGGCTGCGTCTTGGGGCGTTATGCTTTGAGCCACCCCATTACCACGCCTTACTATCAACTCATCCTCTGGCACATCGAGCGTGTCCCACGGTGGAGTAGCGCGTCTTTGCTCTGGCGTGTAGTCGAGTCTTGTTTGTACGTTTCGGGCTTCTGCTTCGCCTGCCAAGCGCATGTATTGTTGATGTGGAGTTAATCCGCTAAACATTTTATCAGCTTTTTTTTCTATCTCAGCCTTCAATTTTGCTAATTCTTTTGAAGCTGCTTTTGGATCGACAGTGTCGTCAAATATCCCTTGAAGCAGCTTACTAGCTGCCAACTCACCCCTAGTATTTATAAGATTTTCTATATGCTCGGCTTGGCTGCTCAACGCCTCAATTTCAGCAGGCTTGACGGTCTTAAACTGCTCGGAACTACCGCCCCTAGCAAAACCCTCGCGCTCTTGTATGGCGTGTTGTAGTTCGTGGAGTAGAGTTGACTTTTGATTGACAGGCGATTCGTCCATGCCTAGCTTGATAAAATCAACTTGCTCACCGCTTATTCCCTCTGTTGTGGAATATGAGCCACCATTACCCGCCCTACGTCTGACTATTCCTTTGTTAGCATCGGGATAGGCGGCCATAAGATCATCATGCTTAATCGCCTCATCAATACCTACCGTTAATGGTGAGTCATCATTTAATAAAAATTCAGCCCTACTATCATCAATCTCAAACTTCCACTTACCGTCTACATCTTCAAACCAACCAGTCTTATTCCAAATATCATCACGACTTAAGCCACGATTCGCTAATTCTTGCGCTGCTTCCATCTGCTTTAGGTCTGCGCCCTTAGCTTTAACGCCTGCAAATATGCCTCTTTGCTTGCCGCCATACTTACTTGCCTGAGTGCCTATATCACCCATTTCATAAGCACGACCTGCAGACGCATATCGAGCACCTTTAAGCCCTAAAGCCTCTAATGCCATCGTTGGTACAGAATAAGCTGCAGCGCCCAATGCAGGGCTTCCTGTTGCGTTGTACGCTGCATCACCTAGATACTCAGAAGCACCTATAAAAGCATCACCGACAGGCTGCATAAACTCGCCTAAATCTTGTAAGCCTTGCTGTCCGTCCTCAGTTCTAGGCTGATACGTCATAGCCTCTTGAGTGTTAGCGATTGCCCTAGCTGACGCATCGACGCCATACGGCAACGCTGCCAAGCCCACAAGACCAGATACAGGCTCTGCAAAAGCTGCTGACCCCATTGTAAGGATAGGCTCAACATAGCCCCACAGACCGCGCCTGTTTAGCTCCTGCTTGGCCTGTTCCTGCATACTCCTGCCGCGCTGTCTATCCACCCGCTGCAATCCTTATCAATTCTTCAGTTGAAAGGCTTTTCATGTCTTGCTGTTTCAGCACTGCATCAATCTCTTTGTTGAGAGTGTCTGCATCTTTGTTGTCGATGTTCGCTGCTGCCTCTTGCGCTGCAACCTGCACTTTCGCTCTATCCGTTTGCGCCTTGAAGCCATCAATTTCAGCCTTAACTTGCATAGCTAGTCGTTTAGTCTCAGCCTCAATCAGCTTGATTTTTTGATCCTCTGCTTTGAGTTGAGCGTTGAGCATATCCGCTTCTGCTTTCGAGGCTTCTGCTTGAGCTAGCACCATTTCAGGGCTTGGCTCTCTCGGCTTCTGAGCCATCATTGCAAGCATTTCTTTTTCGTCATCCGTTAGCTGAGATTCAGGAATAATCCCCTGCAGCACCATGCCTTCACGCGCTCTAGCTGCTAATAAGTCCATGCCAACCGCATCAATGTTATTAAGCAGAATGTCTTTGCCCTGACCCATAATGCTA